CAACGACGGCTAACGTTGTATTTTCCGGACCGGCTGGAGTACTACGTGAGCCGGGGCAAGGCGACGGAGGCGCAGACCGCAGCGGCGTTTATGGCGGTCGAGGAGGAGCTGCCCAGCGCGCCGAATCCCTACGGCGAGGTGCCAGTGTTCCACTTCCGCACGAGCCTGCGGGCAGTGAAGAGCGATCTGAAGGATGTGATTCCGCTGCAGAACGGGATCAACAAGCTGCTGGCCGATATGATGGTGGCGGCCGAGTACGGAGCGTTCAAGCAGCGGTACGTGATCTCGAATGCGGATGTGCTCGGCAAGCTGAAGAATGCGCCGAACGAGATCTGGGATATCCCGGCCGGGGATGGGATCGGGCAGGGGACGCAGGTGGGAGAATTCCAGGCGACGGATCTGGAGAACTATCTGAAGGCTATCGATCGGTTGGCGGTGGTGGTGGGGATTATCACCCGGACGCCGAAGCATTATTTCCTGGCGCAGGGGGGCGATCCCAGCGGTGAGGCGTTGATCGCCATGGAGGGACCGCTGAACAAGAAGGCGGGCCGGCGTATCGCCCGTTTCAAGCCAACCTGGCGCAAGGTGGGGGTCTTTATGCTGAAGATCGCCGGCATCCCGGTAGCACGGAATGCGGTACAGCCGCAGTTCATGAAGCCGGAGACGATCCAGCCCAAAACGCAGGCGGAGATCCGCACGCAGGAGGTGGGGGCTGGTATCCCGTTGACGACGGCATTGCGGCGGGAGGGCTGGTCGGAGGCTGAGCTGGAGCAGATGGCGGAGGATCAGCAGGCCGAGCAGACGGCGGGGGCGACGCTACAGGCGGCGATGTTGGAGGAGGCACGGCGGCGGTTCGATGCGGGTCCGTCCTTCGACTCCGCTACGCCAAACGGCGGCGCAGCTCCGCTCAGGATACCTCCGGGAGGTAATCATGGCGGATGAGGCGATCGGGCGCTACATGCGGGCCAATCTGGGACCGCATATGATCCAGGGGCTGCGTGATCTGCTGGCGCTGCTGCCGGATGGATTGGCCATGGCGGAGATCGGCGTTTTCGCCGGGGAGTCGTCCCGGGTCTTCATGGACAGCGGCCAGGTGGAACGGCTGTACGCGGTGGATCCATGGGCGGGGGATTATGACCAGGGCCAGAGCGAGAAATGGCATTGTCCGTTTCCATGGCCAGCCGTGCGGGCCGTGTTCGAGGAGTTCGCAGTTCAATATCCGAGCCGGATTCTGACGCTGCCGATGACCAGTGTGCAGGCGGCGGCATGGGTACCGGCGTGCAGCCTGGATTTCGTGTACATCGATGGCAACCACAGCTATAGGTCCGTCCGGGAGGATATTGTGACCTGGCTGCCGAAGCTGCATGGCGGGGGATGGCTGGGCGGGCATGATTGGTCGCCGGCGCATCCGGGGGTGAGGCTGGCCGTGGAGGAATGCAAGCTGGGGCCGGTGGAGACATTCCAGGATACAAGCTGGTTGGTGCAGATGTGATGCGTCCTTCGACTTCGCAGCCAAACAACGGCTGCTCCGCTCAGGATGCTTGAGAGGGTGATGATGTTGTCGGCGTTCGTGATTGCCAGGGATGCGGAATGGCTGCTGCCGCATGTGTGCGCGAATCTGCGGCGGTTCTGCGCTGAAATTGTGCTGGTGATCGATGATGCGTCGGTCGATGATTCATTCGAAGTGGCGCGGCGGCTGGCGGATGTGGCGGTGTGCTGGCCGGTGGGATATGGGGTGCCGGAGGCAGTGCGCAATGAGGCGGCGGCGCTGTGTCGGGGCGATTGGCTGCTGATGGTGGATGATGATGAGTTGTTCCCGCCGGCGTGGAGCGCGCGCTTGCCTGAGCTGCTGGCCTGGGGGCCGCAGGAGTTCGGGTTTCCACGGCGGCATGTGATCGGCGATGGCAGCAGGTGGATCACGAGCGCGCCGTGGTGGCCAGACTGGCAGATCCGCTTGCGCAGCCGAGCGGCCTGGGAGCATGTGCCGTGGCCTCGACATCTGCATGCCGTGCCGCCGGACTATTGCCGGCAGATGGTGATGGCGCCCTTCTGGCATCTGAAATTCATGGTGAAAAGCCGGGAGCGGCGCGAGGCCCGGATGGCGCTGTGGGGCGCGAGCTGGGGCGAGTGCCTGAACGATCACTACCGACGGTTCAGCGTGCCGGAGGGGTATGACTGGCAGATGGGGCCGGTGGATGAAGAGCCGCCAGTCGAGCTGGCGGAGATGATCGCGGCGGGGGTGGTGGATCATGGCCCTGCCTGAGCCTGAGATTATCAGGGCGATGACCCGTTTCCGACGGTTGGTGCTGGCACGCGATGAGGCGACGCTGCGGACATTGACAGCGCGCTGGGCGCAGCTCGAACGGGCGCTGGAGGCGGCGATCGAGGGCTTAGCGCAGGAGGCGACGCTGCGGGCGGCTCGGGGTGAGCCGGTGAGCCTGGACATGATGCGGCGCTGGGGGCGTTACGAGCGGCTGATGAGCCAGTTGCAGGCGGAAACGCTGCGGTATGCGGATGCGGCCACGATGGTGATCGGTGCGGAGCAGCGGGAGCTGCTGGCGTTGGGGATCGAGCATGCGGTGGCCAGCATCCTGGCGCTGGAGCCGGGCATTGCGGGGGCCTTCGATGTGCTGCCAGTGGCGGCGTTCGAGAATATGGTGGGGCTGGTAAGCGATGGGAGCCCGCTGCGGACGTATCTGCAACAGGTGTATCCGCAGGCGGCGCAGGCGATGATGGATGCGCTGGTCAAGGGGATCGGGCTGGGCTGGGGCGCGCGCAAGACGGCGGGAGCGATGCGCGAGGAGGCGGCGCTGGGACTGCGGTCGGCGATGAATACGGCACGCACGGAGACGCTGCGGGCGTATCGGGCGGCGACATTGGCGCAGTATGCGCAGACGGGGATTGTGGAGGGCTATCGGCGGCTGGCGGCGAAGAGCACCCGGACCTGTCCGGCGTGCCTGATGATGGATGGGGAGTGGTTTCCGCTGAGCACGCCGTTCGAGGAACACGTGTGTGGCAGGTGCCTGACGCCCGGAACGGTGGTATCAGCTTTGGGTGCCGTAGGCTTCGTAACCCGTTATTACCAGGGCTACGTCATCACCATCCGAACTGCAGCGGGAAAGCTCCTGACCGTCACTCCGAATCACCCGATATTGACGCAGCGGGGATGGGTCAGAGCGGATCTCTTGCGCGAAGGCGACAATGTAATCGGCAACGATCTCGCTGAATTGAGCACGGCCAGTGTTCCAGATAAATACCACATGCCAACCCTGGTCGAAGAGATACCTGGTGCGCTTGGCATGGTGAAGCTGCCGTCGGTTATGCCAGCTTCCGCCCAGGACTTCCACGGCGACGGGAAAGGCTCCGAGGTCTATGTTGTATGGGCCGATCGCTTGCTGCGGGATCATTTCGAGACCACGCTGCGCCAACCATATGCACAAGGTGGCTTCGGCGGGAGAGGTGTGGGTGGCGTGGGCCTGACGAGTAGCAGCTATATGGCAACGATGGGCAAAGGATTGCGGACGGCCCCGAGAAAAATCTTGAGCGATGGCGATACGCCGGTGATGTTCTGCGATGGGGGTACGCTCGGCAAGCAGACGATTGGCGGTCGTTTGGTCACGCAGTGCGACGCCTGCAAGGTTAAGGCGAGTTCTGATAGCCGGTCGGGAAACGTTATAGGCGCTGGCCATGGCATTTTCGGATTCGCCAGCCAGGTAGCGCGCGACGAGCTCATCCTGCGGGATGGGGAGTTTGGCCCTGTTGGTGGCAGCCGTCTTGGCGGAGCCGATGACATAGCGAGCGGCCTTATCGCGAAAGAGGCCGCGGGCTTTGAGCTCAGCGGTGAGTTTGGAACAGGAAGCATGAAATCGTTCGGCTGCGATCTGGGCGCTTTCGCCGGACACATAAGCCTGGATCGCATTCTCGAAGTCAGCCGGAGTAGCTTTGCGGGTCATGTTTACAACCTCCAGACGGTTGATGGATGGTACAGCGCCAATGGCATTGTAACCCACAACTGCACGATGGTACCCACGATCCGGGGCCGGGAGGCTTCACGATCGTGGACGACGGGACGGGAATGGTTCGAGGCGCAGGCGCCAGACACGCAGCAGGGTATCTTGGGGCCAGGGCTGTTCAACGCCTGGCAGGCGGGGGAGATCGGGCTAAATGATATTCCGGTGTTGCATGAAGACCCAACATGGGGCAACTCCTGGCAGATAATCAGCCTGAAACAGGCAAGGCGAGAACGTTAAGCGGCGGCAAATGTCTCCGGTTGGTTCTGGTGGCAGCGGGCGTGATAGAGGATGGCGTTGCGATCGACAACACGGGCCTCGGCGGTTTCGATGGCCTCGTTGAAGACGCTCAAAACGTTTTCCTGCTCGGCCTCGGGGAGGCTGATCAGGCGGACGAGGAGATCGTCGCTGTTGAGGTAGGCGCGACGACGACGGGAGGTGGTGCGTGACGGCATTTTCTCAGCTCCTTGAACACAAACGCCAAAGGGTGACGTTCCAGGTAGCCGTCACGCATTCGCACACCAGCGGTCATGCCGTGGTTGTGTTAACCTGGAACG